TCAGACCGGCCACAACGGTGAATGCAGCGCTGCAATCCAGATCCGTGATGATCCCCTTGCGTATGCCACGGCGAAGCACACCGCAACCATGGACAACAACCCCGACACTTCGGCAGTGGTAAGTGCGGGGATATCGGTGCGCGGCACGAATCCAGCCTGCTCACAGGTGCCGGTCTGTTCGTTGAATTGGAGGCACTCGTAGACGTACCGCGCCATGACTTAGGCCTGCGCTGCCGGTCGCGGCGCAGCCTTCTGCAGCGGGCGCAGAACGGTGAACTTGCTCAGGGTTGCAACGCCCTTATTGACCTGCAGCATGGCTGGAACATCCAGCTCGTATTCGCCCGCCTGATAGCCGGGCTGGCCCTTGTCCAGGCGCACATCGAACGGATAGGCGAAGCCATCGGCCTCCAGCTTGCCGCGCTGCTTGCGGGTGGTGAACTCAACGTTCTCGTTGCGGTCGTTGGTGAAGCTGCCGCCACGCTCGTTGATCTGCGAATCCAGTACGGTGACCTTGATCATTTCGTTACCCCTTGGAGGTTGGTTGTACGGCCGCGATTTCGGGCCAGTGCGCTGCGGTGTCACCTGTGACCCACTTCGGCAGCGATGGCGAAGTGCAGGATTCGATGACCGCCCGCAGTGACTGATCGTCCGGGCAGTTCTTGGAAATGAAGTTCAGTGCCGCGCCGTACTGGCGGCGGATGTGGCGACGAACGCTCTTCCACGTCGCTTCAACAGCGGCTTTCGTGATTTCGATGCGCGTGGCAACGCAGCGCAGAAAGGAAAGGACCGGATAGGCACCCAGAAGGTAGGACGCCGGATCACGCAGAATGTCGAGCGGCAGTTCCTTGCGGTTGGAGGCGCGGAACTGGGCCTCATAGCGCACCCACGGCGACGCCTTATCGCCCTGCTCCCTACCCTTTTCGTAGACGCGTAGCTGCTTTTCCGACTTCTTGCCGCCCACGTAGAGGGTCTTGCCGTCACCGCTGTCGTAGTCGTCAACCAACTGCGCCTTGGGGCGCTGGCCGCGGTTGTCGAACTCGCCCTGGGCATACCACTTCTGTGCGAGGCGTAAGGGGTAGTTGCCGACAAGATCATCTGCGCATACGTCGACACGGGTGATTCTGCCGCCGCAGCTTTCGAGCTTCGCTCGAAGCTCCAGCCACCGCTGCGCATGGCCGCAGCGCGCTGCTGCTACTGCCCTACACCCATCGCCGGTCAACTCAATTCGGGCGGTATAGGTGCCATCAGCACGGCGGCAGTTCTCGCCGCCAAGCTCGATCATGCCGACGAACTTCTTTTCGGCATTGAGGATCTTGATGCGCCACAGGTAGAAGCGCCCTCCCCCGGCTACTTCGTCCAGTTCCAGCCCCAGCCCTGCGAAGAACCAGCAGAAGATCTGCAGGGCGACAGTGCGGGCATTGTCGGGGCTGAAATCGACCCACTGCCGGATCTCTTCGTATGAGTCGCCCTCACGGAATGCCAGCTCGTTCAACACCGCGAGCATGTCCACGGAAGCGGAGAACCAGTCAATGCCGACCGTCAGGGTTCCCTCGGGGTTCCTGAATTCACTGACTCCCCTGTTAGACGAGGGGAGTCCCGGCCCGGCCAGCACCGTGCGATCACCGACCATTGGAGCGGTCCTTACCGAGCTTCCACAGGCGACGAAGCCCCAGCCATGCCTGCTCGATCACGATGGAGAGCAATGCCACTCCCAGCCAAACGGCGATGAGGGCGGCGCACGCCGCTAGACCCATATCGGACTCCGCCAGTTCGGCGAATGAGGGGAACCTGCTCATGCGGCTCGCTCCTGATCCTGGGCGTACCGAGCGGCGGCCAGAAGATCACCGCGCTTGGTGGCGGCGATTTCGGCCTGATAGAGCGTTTCGTGATCGGGGGTCCAGCCGGTTGCTGCCAGTTCGGCGCGTGCCTGGGCTACGAAGACGGCTTCGCGGGACTGCTGCAAGGCGGTGTAATCACGCCGGTCCAGCAGCCACGAAACGAGCTTTGCGCAGCCGATGGAGAAGCTCAGGGCGCCGGCCACTAGCGCGAGCGCCGCAAGCGTGCCCGTCATGGCAGAATCTCCGGCCATGCAATTACGCTTTGGAGGGCGGTATGGCTGAAAGTGGAAAGAGGGATGCCTCGGTGCGATTCTCGATGCATGCGGTTTCCTGGCATCGGATCACCATTCTCGTACTTTCGGCTCTTGTGCTTCTCTTGTTCTTCTTTGCAGCTAAAGAGCCGGGGGGGCTGAGTATCTCGGAGGGTGATGAGTCGGTCGCCGATTGGGTTGCTGCAGTCGGAACTTGGCTGGTTGGCTATGGCGCTATGGCCATCGCGTGGCGGGCGGGCCAGCGCGAGGAGCTCGATCAGAAGGAGGCGCGAGAGAAGTCGCGCAAAGAGGAATTCGCAAGCCTTTTCGGCGTGCTGTCGATTGCCCGTAGAAGCGTTGAGGCTGCGGAAGACGTTACGGAGTACTTCAAGGACACCGATGGACTGGGGCTTCCCAGAAGAACAACTCTTTGGGTCTTGAGTCGGCTCACTAGTAAGCTGGATGAGATCCGTGGCCGGGAACTTAATCTTTCCGTGCTTTCCGAATCCGATCAGGAGCTGATCTTCGACTTGGAGGAAGAGGCGAGTTGGATTGCGGCAGTGGCAGCCGATCTTGCAGATGAAATTGGTAGAGATGACAAGCTGGCCATCAAGGGCCACTACGCCGTCGATCACCTCATCGAGGCATCTGATCGGTTGACCTTGTTTGCCAATCAGTTGATTGAATCGACAACTAAGCGCCGCGCCGAGCTGAGTTGAACTACCGGCAGTCATCTCATCCCCTTTTGCCCCAAGCCCCAAGGGAGCCCGCCTGCGGCCTTGGGGTGCCGATGGCGGGGCGCTCAACACCGTTGAACGCCGAGCAATGTATAAAGGGGTTGAACAGGGGTGTCAACAGGGTTGAACGATGCAGACGGTTACAGACCTCATCGACGCGGCGCGGAGAGCGCTGAACGTCAGCAGTGACGCGGAATTCGCGCGGCAGCTTGGCGTATCTCGCGGAACAATCGCCAACTGGAAATCAGGCTATTCGCTGCCCGATACGGTGATGTGCGCAACTTTGGCGGGGCTGACCGGCCTACCGCTTGCCCGCGTCTTGGGCATAGTCGGTGAGGCGCGTGCCGTGAGCCGAGAGGAAAAGGCGGTCTGGCGGAAACTGGCGGCTACTGCGGTGGCCGTGTGCCTGGCTGTTGGATTCGCCCTGCCCCACAAGGCTCATGCCGCCGTTACCGGCATTGATAGGGTCACCGTCTATACATTATGCGAAATGTCGTATCCGCCGGATCTGGGCCTTTGTCGGCTCCGCATGGCAATGGCTAGGCCTCTGGTTCGGCTCTTGCCTCCCTCTTGGGTCCCCCGACAAGGATGAGATTGAGGCATGAGCCCTGCGCATGACCTGGTGGTCCCTGACCTGCAACATCGCGCGGGAATGGCGGCTGATGATGGCTGAGGCGGCCCCCCGGACTTCAGGGGCACGGAGAGCTTCAAGCACGGCGAAATCTAGCGTCATCTACCTAGCCGAAGCGCTCAGAATTCGCCGAGAACGACGGTTCGGCGTGCCTGATCCCGGCCCCGACGCCGAGACGTCCAATGTGGTCTAAATGAGTCCTGGGCCGAAGCCGCGTCAGCGCGTGTGAGGCGTCTCCGTAGGGGCGCCGCCCCTACACCCCGGCGAGCTAGTCCAGAGAGCTCAGGAACAGCTTGAGTCCACTGGGAGTGAGGCTCGTGAATGTGGTGTCCTTCGCACCTAGCTCGCGCTGTACTGTAACTTCAACAAAGCCCAACTTCGATAGCTCTTGCGCTGTAAACAGGACCGCTCCATCCCCAACACTAAGTCCGGCGGAAAGACTCTGAAGCGGCATCGGGCCATCGTACCTTCCAACCAGGTCAATAAATGCCCACTGCAGCTTGCTCAGGCCACCCGGGTACCGCGACTTCTCTTTTGGCTCGGCTCGAGGCTCATCCTCCGAAAGCTTCCTGCGAGCGGCCTGCTCGCTCATCTGTGAATGTGCAGAAGCCAATTCCGCCGCAAGAGTGTTCTTTTCCTGTATCGCAACTCTCAGCTGCTCCTTTAGGCCATCGATGGTGTTGGCCAGCGTTAGATTCTCGGCGCTGTTCTGTAATTCAATCTCGGTGAATTTTTTCCGCAGGGCGCGCGACTCTTCCTGTGTCAGTGGAGTCTGGTTCTCCACAGCACGCTTGGAAGCCAGGGCATCCATATCTCTCCGCAATGAGTACCGATACACCCAGTTCGAAGGGTATGGATAGAAGAAGACATAGAATAATGCAGTAGCCAGGGGGCCAAAGAGCATGTGCCCCCACATGTAGCCCTGGTCCTGATAGATGAGCTTGATTAAATGAATCTTCCTAAGGGGCGCTTCACCCGAGAGCACCACAAGTAGAAACTTGTAGTTCCACGCGCACCATGAAGTTGTCAACGCTGCCCCTAGCGGACTCATGAACTTGCCAGACACATACTCCCTGATTCCTTTGATCATGTCATCCAGCATGCTCCGTCCTCTCCTTGTCTTTTCGATGCGATTTTACTTTGGGGCAGTGGTCCGCGGCACGAGCAGAGGTAAGATTGTATTCACGTGACGCGTCACGTTAGAAGCTAGCCGGATAAGGCGGTGTCTCTGGGAACGTCCCCATGGGGCGCTTCCCAACCTCAACCAGCGCATGCGGTGATGGCTCTCGTCTTCATCGTCGCATTCGGCATAGGCGACACCCGCGTTGGCGGGGCACGTAGATGCCTGCGCTGAGGGCGAGAAGAAGTAGAACGCAGCGATCAGCGATGCCAGGACGATGCGTGCCATCTAGTCACCAAAGGCGATGTAGAGCGCGGCACTGCCGACGCAGAGAACGAATAGACCGAGCATCATCAATCCCCCATTGAAAGGGGCCGGATTGCCCGGCCCCGTTGCTACTGCGATCAACCGAAGATCGCAGCCTTGAACCACTTGTAGCCAACCGCGATTGCGGCCGGTGGAAGCTTGGCGGTACCGATGGCGGCGACACCTGCTGTCAGACCGGCCACAACGGTGAATGCAGCGCTGCAATCCAGATCCATGATGATCCCCTTGCGTATGCCACGGCGAAGCACACCGCAACCATGGACAACAGCCCCGACACTTCGGCAGTGGTAAGTGCGGGGATATCGGTGCGCGGCACGAATCCAGCCTGCTCACAGGTGCCGGTCTGCTCGTTGAATTGCAGGCATTCGTAGACGTGCCGCGCCATGACTTAGGCCTACGCCGCCGGGCGCGGTGCAGCCTTCTGCAGTGGGCGCAGCACGGTGAACTTGCTCAGGGTTGCAACGCCCTTGTTGACCTGCAGCATGGCCGGAACGTCCAGCTCGTACTCGCCTGCCTGATAGCCGGGCTGCAGCCAGTAGGTCGCCGCGCTTGGTGGCGGCAATCTCTGCCTTTGCGAGTGCGATTACCTGGGCTTCGCGGAACGGCTGCAAGGCGGTGTAGTCACGCCGGTCAAGCAGGCACGAAACGATGCGAGCGGCACCAATAGAGCCGGCTACTATTGCCGCGAACAAGGCAAATGCGAGAAGGGCTCGCTCATGTCAAAATCGACCATTCCAGCCTAGTAGAGGGAGAGGATTGCAATGGATGGGGTCAATAAGGTGCTGGGCCGTGTTTCGCTCATTCGGGCCAGCGCTATTGCACTTGGATTGGCCGCTCTTGGCGTTGTGGCTGCTGGATTCGCCTATCCGGGCGGCCTGGATGTCTTTCATGAGCCAGGCAGTGCGGCGGATTGGGTGGCTGCGATTGGGGCCTGGATCGCGGCCTTTGGTACGTTTGTCGTCGGTTTCGGTGCGAACAATTACGCTCGCGAGACCCACATCCAAAGGCTGCAAGACAAAGCGCGAGAAGATGGCGAGTTCCGGCAGATGCTGCTGTCGCACATCACTGCAGCATATGTTGGCCTCTCTCCATACACCAGCCTCGTAGGGGAGATTCAGCGGTATGTCAGTAGACCCGTGAATGAGAGGACTGAATTTCTCTTGCGGTGGCTTGCTAACTCGGTGCGACGGATAGCAGCTTCCCCGCCGATTCCTGCCGAAACGCTGCCCTATCTCACACCAAACACGGTGCAGCTTGTTGGGCGTCTGAAGGTCGAAATCGCGTCCCTTGAGGACCTTTTTGGCATGGTCGAGCATGTGCTCGCGCGCGAAGGCTTCTCCGGTGAGTCGGCTCAGGATGCTTTGTCTGGAATATTGGAGTTGGCATTGCGTGTGACAGAGAACGGCGCAGGCCTGGCAGCGGAAATCCAAGAGTCGATCCGTGCGCAGTTGACGGCGTCTGGCTTCGAATTGAGATAG